CAGGTGGTGGAGAGCTTGTCCCAGAAAAAGATGGTTTTGAAATAGATGTTGATGACTCTGAAGAATTACCAGAGGGTGTTGAACTTGATGACGGTCAAGAAGTTGAAGTTATGGCAGAGGCTTATGACCATAACGCTAATCTTGCAGAAGTTATGGAAGAAAGTATATTAGGTTCTCTTGCATCTGACCTACAACAAAAAGTTAGAGAAGATTTAGAGTCTAGATCTGATTGGGAAGAAGCAATTGCCAAAGGATTAAATTTACTTGGTATTAATTATGAAGATAGAAGTGATCCATTTCTTGGTGCGAGTGGCGTGACTCATCCACTTTTGTCAGAGGCTACAACACAATTTCAATCACAAGCTTACAAAGAAATGTTACCAGCTGGTGGGCCAGTAAAAACACAAGTTCTTGGCGTACCAACAAAACAAACAGAAGATCAAGCACAAAGAGTAAAAGATTTCATGAATTATCAAATCATGGAAGTTATGGAAGAGTATGATCCAGACACAGATCAAATGTTATTTTATTTGCCATTAACTGGTTCTACTTTTAAAAAAGTTTACTTTGATCCGACTAAACAAAGAGCCGTTTCAAAGTTTGTCCCAGCAGAGGATTTAGTTGTCCCTTACTCTGCTTCAGATTTAATGACTGCTGAACGGGTTACGCATGTCGTGAAAATGACATATAATGACATTCGTAAACTACAAGTGGCAGGAGTATATCGTGATGTGGAGTTATTTGCTACAGATTCTGGAGAAGATGAAGGAAGTATCCAAGGGACTACTGATGAGTTGCAAGGACTCCATCCTAATTATTCTGATGATGTATACACTCTTCTTGAAGTCCACGTTGACCTCGACTTGGAAGGCTTTGAAGACCCTAATGGTATCATGTTACCATACATCGTTACGATTGACGAAAACTCTGGTCAAGTTTTATCGGTGGTTAGGAACTATAGGGAACAAGATCAATTAAGACGTAAAAGACAATACTTTGTACATTTTAAGTTTTTACCAGGTTTTGGATTTTATGGCTTTGGTCTTTTACATACAATCGGTGGACTGTCCAGAGCAGCCACTTCAATATTAAGGCAGTTAATAGATGCAGGTACTTTATCAAATCTTCCAGCTGGATTCAAAGCTAGGGGTGTTCGTATTCGTAATGATGACGAGCCTCTTAA